AATAGAGATAACATACGCGACCAGGATGCGATTAAGAAGAAGGAAACGAATTTTGACAGAATAACAAAATCTCCAGCCGAATTAGTAACGTGGCTCATATGCCCGTATAAGCACAAGAAAAAAGGGAGAATATGTTCAAGGTATACTGTCTGCGAGAATTGCATAATTGACTGGCTTAACCAAGAAGTGGAGTAAAACAAAAAGAACAGCCCGCGGTGCTGCGGAACCGTTCTCTCTGTGTTCTAATTTATATGGTGAATACATTATACCACAAAAGGAGAAGGAATGTGCAGGATATTGAGAAAAAATTATATAGATATGCAGAGTATCAGCGGCGAATAAAGGAGTTGCAACAGCAGATTGATGAAGTACTCCAGCAGCATAATGCGTTATGGGATGGAATGCTGAAAGCGCCCAGCTTGGATGATGTTCGTATACAAGGAGGCTTTACATCCGATCCGGTCTATTCGGCGGTGCAAAAGATGATCGATGTGTACGGCGCGAGGATAGAGGCGATCAAGAACGAGATATCTAATTTATTTTATTTGGTTGATGATATTATGCGGATGATCAATGAAGCAGGGCTGACGGAGAAAGAAAGGGAATATATACAGTACCGATACTTTGAAGGGCTGAGAGTGTCGCAAATAGCGGCGCGAATGGATTATAGTGAAAAACAAGTTTGGAGATTAAAACAAAGCGCATTAAAAAAAATGAAACATGACCATTAGAGGGAAGGTAATGTCCGATTTTTTGTGATAGTATGACATTGTGAGAAAATATGAAAAACGTCATCCTTATGGGTGGCGTTTTTGTTTTGAAAAAAGGGTAGAGGGATATGAACAAATACAACGCAGAGCACTACCGGGATGAAACGGCAGCAATAGCGATCAGCAGAGCGGACAAGGCAAGGCGGCGCTTAAAGAAAGAACCGATAAGGCGATTAGCTGGGCTGACATATAAGATTAGCGAGATGTTCAAGTTGGAATATAAGAATGGCGTGGTGAGGATATGGCAAAAAGTAAAGCAGAATACTGGCTGACCGAAGACGGGTTAATCCTTCTTAAAGGTTGGGCGCGTGACGGCCTGACAGATGAGCAGATAGCACATAATTGCGGAATCAGCACAGCCACGCTGTATAATTGGAAGAATAAACACATTGAGATTTTTGAGGCCTTAAAAAAGGGAAAGGAAGTCGTAGACTACCAGGTTGAAAACGCTTTGTTAAAGAAAGCACTGGTGGGCGACACGACTGCGCAAATATTCTGGCTGAAAAACAGGAGACCGGATAAGTGGAGAGATAAACAGGAAACAAAGATAGAAGCAGGAGATAACCTTGCGGAAGCAATCGAGCAAGCATGGTTAAATCGAAAAAATGAACGCTGATGCAATCAATTACTATGCCGACCATCCAGTAGAATTTACCGTTGATCTGGTGGGTGCAACGCCTGACGATATACAAGCAGACATTATGCGCAGTATAGCAGGGAATCCGAGAACCACAGTCCGCAGCGGACACGGAATCGGTAAATCCGCACTGGAATCATGGCTGATCCTTTGGTTTATGAGTACGCGGCCTTTTCCCAAGATACCATGTACAGCGCCTACAAAACACCAGCTCTATGATATCCTTTGGGCTGAGGTTGCCAAGTGGTTAAATGGTTCAAAGCTAAAGAATGAGATAGAGTGGACATATGAGCGGGTGTACATGAAAGGCCACCCGGAAAACTGGTTCGCTGTACCTCGTACGGCAACAAAGCCGGATGCGTTGCAAGGCTTTCACGCTGATCATATTCTGTATATCATCGACGAAGCAAGCGGCGTACCAGACAGGATATTTGAGCCGGTACTTGGCGCATTATCGACGCCGGACGCAAAGTTGCTGATGTGCGGGAACCCTACGAATCTGTCAGGGTTCTTTTTTGATTCGCACAACAGGAACCGAAGCATGTATAACGGCTTTCACGTTTCCAGTGCGCAATCGCCGCGTGTAGACGCAGAATTCGTTCGTATGATTATCGAAATGTATGGTGAGAATTCGGACGTTTACCGGGTGCGCGTTGCAGGGGAGTTTCCCAAGCAGGCTGCAGATAGCTTCATAGCCCTTGAATGGGTTGAAAAGTGCAGCAAAAAGACCACTGTGTCAAAAGCGGAACGAATCATAGATATCGGCGTGGATGTAGCGCGCTATGGTGACGACCAAAGTGTCATATGCCCGCTGTTTGACAGAAAATACCAACAAAAGCCGGAAGTGTACTTCCACAATGATACCATGCAGATAGCAGGGCATGTAGCGGCAATGGTGAAACGGTATCGTGAGAAATATCCAAAAGCACAAATACGGGTGAAAATAGACTGCGACGGTCTGGGCGTTGGGGTATATGACCGCCTGCGGGAACAGGGCCTGCCGTGCATCCTCCGGGAATGCCACTTCGGGGGGCGTGGCGGGAAAATACGCGGCGACGATCCCGTCGAGATGGCAAATTCTACCGGGATTATGTGGGGCATGGTTAGAAACATGCTGAAATGCGGGGAAATTGAGATATGTGACGACGACGAACAGATAGTACAGCTTTCTGATCGCAAATACAGGATCAACAGCGATGGCGAGATCGAGCTTGAGCGCAAAGAGGAAATGAAGAAGCGCGGGCTGCATTCGCCGGATATGGCGGACGCTCTCGCGCTGGCAGTATATGAACCGGTAGGAGGAAACTTTGTAGACGTGTATTACTGATCTGTATTTTTATACGGTCAAAAAACACATTGACTAAGTGCATAAAATAGGCTGAAACATGTATAATCGCTTTGTTTTTATGAATACAGGTCAGAAAATATGCAAAACAAGTACCAACTATTCGCAAAACAACACTTAAACGAAAAGTTGAAAGCAAAAAGGAAATGAGATAATGCTTACAAATTTAGACTGGATTGAAACGGGTAAACCGTTTCCGCCGGAAGGCGAGGAAAAACGGCTTGATAGATACCGCGAAAATGAAAAGCTGTTTGATGGAAAACATAAGGATGTATTTGGTGATTACTTTTCCAAGTTGGCGGATTATCTGAAAAAACGAAATATTGACGTAGAAACAGTAATCAATTATCCACAACTGCTGACCAAAAAGACGGCGGATTTTGTTTGCGGGGAGCCGCCTTCAATCGATATTGGGAAGTCCACAGATGATCTAAATGATATTCTGGATGATATGAATTTTGCCAACACGTTATATGAGGCGATCATGGACGTGTCTCGCTTTGGTGATTCGCCGATTAAGATTCTTGACGACAGGATTTCAATTATACCGCCTGAAAATTGGTTCCCGATTGTTGATCCTTATGATGCAAAACACATAACGCACCATGTGATCGCTTTTGTTGTAAACGGTGAAATATATGTCGAAGTACACGAAAAAGGCAAGTATGAGGTGAAGCGGTATGAGGCGAAAGAGCGTCCGGGGGAAGGAACAAAGACAGAGTTTGGTAAGCTTATTTCCTCAGGGGAACCGAAGCAAACCAATGCTGATGATTGGGCGATAAAGGTTTTTTCAAATGTAAGCCATTCTAAAAGTGTTTATGGGATTGACGATTACGGAGTAATATCCGGGATTCTTCGACAGCTGATGTGGCGGCTGTATTGTATGGATCTGATATTGGATAAGCATTCTATGCCGTCGATGTCAGGGCCGCCAAGCGCATTGAAGGATGATCCTGTCACTGGTAATAAAATATTTGTGGCAGGTAATTATTTTGCCAGAGAAAGGCAAGATGATGCAAAGCCTGAATATTTGACATGGGAAGGAAATCTTTCTGCTGTCCAATGGGAAATTGAATGGTTAACCAATCAACTTTATACGCTGTCAGAAATGGGAGCAGCATTCTTGGAGGGAGCCGGAAAAGGAGAAGCAAACAGTGGAACGGCATTGAAACTCCGCATGACGTCGCCAAGCATCAAGGCCAGAAGAATTGCCGGAATTAATACGCAACCGTTAAAACAAGTTGTTAGGCTTGTCGCATTGGCACATGGAATCGGCATCGAAATAAAGGATATTTCAACAACGTGGAAAGATGGGCTTCCGAAGGACGTAAAAGAACAGGCGGAGATATTAATGCAAGCTACAGGTGGACAACCATTTGTAAGCCAGTTTTCCGCTGTAAAACAACATGGCGGATATGATGACGATACTGCGCAGAAGGAACTTGACCGGATCGAAACAGAACAAGCGGCACAGGGGCCGACGGTTTATACGCCGATGGAGATAAGGAATGGACAGGACGAGGGAACTGATACGGCAGTATGAACAGGCCGAAAATCAGATCAGGAAGGAAATTGAAAAAGAACCGGGAAGGAACAAAGAAGAATACGAACGATATTTATCGTCAAGAGTTACCGCAATTTTAGCGGGGTTATATCTGGCAACAGAGGCGTGGAGCAGTAAGCATATCCCTAAAATCTACAATGAGGGGGTGCAGCAGGCACAACGAAGCGTTAACGCGCAATACAAAGCGGCAGACAGAACGCCGCCGGATATCGCAAGGATGACCTCAGCAGATTTTGACTCAATATCTATCCTACAGAGAAACCTGAATACTGACCTCACAAACGCGGTAGACCATGTGGGACGTATGATGGAGGATGAGATTCGTAAGGCAGGCTTGCAGGCATCACTTGAAAAGGTATCATCTGGACAAACCGTGAAACAGATGCAGCGCAATCTTGTGCAAATGCTCGAGAATAAGGGTGTCGCGGCAATAGAATATATGCGTGGCGGGAAAAAATGCTATATGAGTCTCGACGCTTATGCTGAACTGGTCGCGCGGTCAACGGTACATGAGGCGCGTAATACGGCAAACATAAATCTGGGCGTAAGGATTGGGAATGATCTGGTAAAAATGTCCTCGCATTTTGGCTCCTGTCCAATTTGCGCGCCATACGAAGGCAGGGTGTTCAGCGTGAGCGGAACGAACCCAAACTATCCAGCTTTATATGATACGCCGTGGTCAAGCGCTTACCAGAATTTTCATCCGCATTGCAGGCATATCCTGACGCAGTACATTGAGGAATTGCAGAGTGATGAAGACATTCAAAACATGCGGAAATACTCAAACCGGGCATTTGATATTGGCGGAAAGGGCTGGACAAAAGAACAAACAGCACGGGCGAACAAGAGCCTTGCGAATTACAGGGCAGGCCGCGACCGAAAAACAAAACTATACACCGACCGGAAGCAGTGGCAGAACTACCGTGCCGTGCTGGGAGACGACGCGCCAAAATCATTTTCAGGGTTCCGCAGGATGAAGCAATCAGAAAACGATAAGTGGCAGTATACGCAGCTTGACTATAGGCGTAGGAAAAAACTGATTGATCATCCTGATTTGGCCTTGCCGAATGCTGATAAAACGACGGCTGCAAAAGATAAATTCACTCAATACCTGTTTGGGGGAACAAATGCCGACGGATTGGCAAAAGGTCGTGCGCTCCAAAGCCGTTTAGGGTATAATATAGATAGCTGGGAAGACCTGCAACAAGAGATATTGACAAGGGCGACGAAATACCCGGCGACGCTGCGCGATTTAGACGAATACGGAACGGCGTATACGCAAAAGATTATCTTGTATGGAAATAAGGGTAAGCCTGCAAATGTGATTGTCGGTTGGAAAACTCAGGGAGATAAAACATGGATGACAAGCGCATATATAAAAGAGGTTGAAAGACATGGAAAAAATTAAACAATATGATACCGTACTGCTGAAAGATGGTCGGCGGGCTGCGGTTGTTGAAATATACGGGAATCAGGATGTTTTTGACGTAGATGTTGGCTCGTCGCCAAAGGATTGGGACACCATAACTGTGAAGCGCGACGAAATAGAAAAAATAATAAACGACTAAGTAGAACGCTGAAATAGCGTTCTTTTTGTTTGGGAGGAAATATAGATGTCGAACGAACGGAGAGAATTGCTTTTAAAACTCGGTTTTTTTCCGGTAACGGATGATTTCTGGTACGGGGCCGAAATGCCGTTCGCGGTAAGTGAATTCGATTGGGGATTTAGAATGCCTTTTTCGAAACAACATATAATGCCGTGGCGTGAAAAGACATTAGAATCAAAAAGCAATGAAGAACTTAAAAAGATAGCAACCAAGCTTCTGCTTGAAAGATAAGCAATATTGAATGAATACCACTCTTTCGAGGGTGGTTTTTTAATACCCTTTTACGGAGTTGGGAAAAACCGGGAGATAACGGGCGACGGCCCTAAAACGGGGAGGCAATTATGCTGAAATATTTATTTCCTTTTATGGACGCGGACGGCGGCGCAGGAACGCAGGAGAATAATCCGACGGCAGAACCTGAAAAAGAAGTCGATGGCGGCGAGGAAGACGGCCAGAAGGACGCTGACGAGCGTAAAGCGGGTGATGTGAGATCAGAAGCGCAGAGGATCGCGGATGGGATTGTCAGAAAAAGACTTAAAGGTCTTGAGAAAGACGACATAGAGCTATATAAGGCGCACAAGGATGAATTCATCAAGTTTATGGATTCCCAAAAGTCTGAAGCTGACAAAGCAAACGAAGCGCAACGCAAGGCGGAGGAAGCCTTACACGGTGCAGCGGCAAAAGAGGCAAAGGCGAATGCAATGATTGCGGCGGTAAGCGCGGGAATTAAAACCCAGCATATTGAAGACGCGGTGATTCTCGCAATGGCGCGTGTAAATGATGACACATCTATTGAAGATGCTATCCAGACAGTAGCAAAGAACAATCCCACATGGGTAGCGGGATTGGAGTTGCCGGGAAGCGGCGGAAATCCGGCGAAAAACGAAGAAGATAAAAAAACGCCGCCAACAATGATTTAGGAGGATAAATACAAATGGCAAGAATCACAAGTTTAAGCATGCTACTTGACCCGGAAGGAAAAGATTTCCTTGCGGAACGTTATGGCGTTGTAATCGACAATATCCAGCACAGGATGATATCGTCGATGCTAAAAAACAAAGACCTAAGTGGCGATCCGACAACGGGTAGCGTGGAAGCAAAACGGTTTGCAAATTCGGAGTCTAAAGAATACGGCACAGCGCGGGCGGCAGCAAAGGGCGATCTCGTAAAGGCGAAGCCTGTTACGGTACAGATTGACGTTGACCGCGAAATCGTGGAAGAACTTGAAGAAAAGGACACGAAGCTTTATGGAGTGGAAGGCCTTATTGTGAGAAGGACTCAAAACCATACGCTTTCAATGTCCCGTGAGCTGGAACGCGCATTTTTCGACAAAGCGGTTGAAACGGGGACAAAGTTCTCTACAAGCGAAAGCGCCGCACAGGATATCCTTGAAGCAGCGATACAGAGCGTGGAAACAACAAAAAATAATTATGTTGATGGTGTGCCGCGTGATATGATCCACGTAACAGCAAGCCCGGAATTTTATGGTGAAATCCGCAAGTATCTGGATTCGGTGGAAAACTCAAATATCGACACTGCGGCGGAATCGTTCAACGCATTCCACGGAGTAAGGGTGGATAGTTCCGTGTATCTTCCGGCAGGGGCGAAATTCGTGGTCATGGTTTATGGCTCGATTGCGCAGCCGGTTCTTCCGAAACCGTATGCGGCGGAAAAAATTGGCCTTGCTGATGCGTATGCGTTGGAATTGTTCTATTATTACGGCACCAAAGAGGTCATGCCTGACCTGATCCAGTATTATGGCGACATTACGCCCGGCACCCTGTCGGTTACATCGGTAGAGGGTACCGCATCTGGGAATACAAAAGTAACAGTGCAGCCGTCGATTGGCAGCGGAAACAGCTATAAGTATAAGACGGGTGCATCCATTACAGCCCCGACCTACGACCAGAGCCTTACATCCGGCTGGACAGTCTGGGACGGAACATCGGACATCACGGCAACCACTGGTAATAAGATCGGGATTGCCGAAGTAGACGGAAGTAACAAATGCAAGAAGTACGGCGAGGCAACAGTCGCGTCAAAAGCATAAGGCGGGTGGTCTTATATGGGCCTGACGATGGGCGTAGATACCTATGTGACCATAGAAGAATCGGACGTGTACATTGCGGAGCATTACCTATCGACAGACGAGCAGCGCAAAGCATGGGAAGCGGCGGGGGACGATAAAGAAATAGCCCTTCGCCGCGCTTGTGCCGCGCTGGATTCCCTGACGTTCCGGGGCGTAAAGTTTGCTTTTCCACAGCCCTTGGCGTTTCCGCGTTACTTTGGGGAGAATTACGCCATGATCGACGGTGTTTTGTATGCGCCTGAGGTTGACCGGTACCCGGAATTAAGAGAGGTGCCGCAGGCCATAAAAGCCGCGCAGATCGAGGAAGCTCTGGAAATGGTAAGCCCAACGGTAGCAACAGAAAACAAGGACATCCGGAACAACCCGGTTCAATCGTATTCAATCGGTCATCTTTCCGAGACCTTTGAAACGGCTTCGGTCGGATCACTGCAATCTGTCCTTGCAAGTGTAAGGGCGCAGGCGTTGATCCGGCCATATACAGGAGGCGGCTATGAGGTACGCTGACAGGTTGAAACGCTATTGTAATCAGACCGTGACGCTGGAACGCTCGACAGGGCCGGATGAATGGGGAACGGTAGGTTACGAGCCGCCGGAGAGCATTAAGGTGCGTAAGCAGGGAAGCCGCAAACTGGTACGTGACGCAGAGGGGAACACGGTTGTATCCGGCACAACGGTATTCAGTTCGGTTGAAATCAGGGCTCAGGATAAGATCAACGGCGTTGCTGTCATCAGCACGGGAGATTGGATTGGGCTTGACGGCACTGTGTGTGGTTGGGAGGCGTATCTATGAGTTTTCATTGGTATGGCGATCAAATGTTTGATGCAATCACAAATGCGGTGCAGGACGGACTTGTGGAATGCGGCGCAGACCTGCAGAGTAAATCCATACAGGAAGCCCCGGTGGACAGCGGCGATCTTCGGGCGGACTGTGCTGTTGAAGAAGAACCTTTAAAGGTCAGGGCAGGCTACAGTCTGCCATATGCAATGAAGCAGCACGAAGAACTGGACTTCAACCATCCAAAAGGCGGAAAAGCAAAATATCTGGAAGACCCGTTCAATGAGAATGTGGACAACTACGTTGACCATATCAGGAAAAAGGCAGGCGATGCAATCAAATGATGCTGAAAGATATAGGGCAATATTTACAGAAAAACGGATGCGGGGAAACTGGTAAAGATATATTTCTTGCCAGAAGGCCGGATCAGCCTGTCGAGTGCATAACATTGTACGAGTATCAAGGACAGCCGGGAAACCAGATTGCAGGAGCTGAAACACCGGGCTTACAGGTATGCGTCCGCACCAAAAGATACCCGGATGGGTACGCAAAACTAAAACAGGCGCACAAAGCGCTGAAAGAAATAGGGTTTGAGGATGGAGAGCTCCCGGAGGGCATTGTAGTAAATGACACGCGGTATTTCCGTGCGCAGCCCGCCATGAGCGGATTGATACAGGACAGGGACGAGAACGGGAACTTTCTACTCAAACGAAGCTATTACATTACCAAGGAGGAAGAATGAATGAGCAAACCAAGACCAAGAATTGGCGTAGACCAATTATATTATGCAAAAGTACTCTCTGACACGTCGGAAGGAACGATTTATTCTGCTCCCGTATGGATGCAGGGCGTAAATGCGATTGGATATAACCCCAACACGCAGGCGGCGCCTTATGACGCGGACGACGGGACGTACGAAAGCTATTCTGCAGATGGAGAAATCCAGACAACCGTAACGGTAGCTGACCTGACTCCACAGATTTATGCAGACATCATGGGGCTGCAAAGGGATGCAAACGGAATGGTTATCGAGGGTGAGGATGACAATGCGCCGGAGGTGGCGCTTGGATTCAGGTCACAAAAATCCAATGGTGCATATCGGTTTATCTGGATTTTAAAAGGTAAATTTTCCAAGCAGCAAGAAGATTACAGTACAAAAGGCGGAAGCGGGGTTACGTATCAGGGAAAAACTATCATGCACACAGCGCTCAAACGTACGTCTGATGGAGAAAGGCGGCATATTCTTGATAGCGATGATCCGCTGAATACATTGACGCTCAAGCAGCTTTCCAGCCCTGAAGATGGATGGTTCTCTTCACCAAACTTTACGGTTGCCGGGTATGTCAATGCAGCGACTCCTGTTTCTGATCTTGTTGCGACAAGCGGAGCAGCCGCAGGACAGATTACGCTTGCGTGGACAGCGGCAACAGGAGCGTCAAATGTAGCGATTCAGGTCTCGCAGGGCAGCGACTGGATCACGGTAGATAACAAGGCAGCGGCTGACTCTGCGGCAACGCTAACGGGCTTGCAAGCGGGCAAGGACTACCTTGTACGCCTTTATGTAACGGGAGGAGCGAAGGCCGGCATATCTAACGTAAGCGCAGCAAAGGCGGGTGCTGGATCGTGATCTACAAACTGAAAAAAGGTGAGCATACCGCTATAACCGACGATGCAGACAAACGAGACCGGTTTATACGGCTTGGTTTTGTGTTGCAGAAGGAGCCAAAAAAGAAAGAAAAAGAGTAAGGATAGGGGCGGCAAAAGCTGCCCCCTCCCTTATCATATGGAGGGGAACATGAAAGAAGTTAAGATCGTTATTGATGGGAAAGAATATATTAAAGACAGATTCACTGGGGAAGATTGGTTAAGAATGCTTGACTACATTGAAGCTGCAGGAGATAAACCTCTTGCTAAAGAATTTTTTGATGCACGTTACGATGCTGTTTCGGACATGATGAACATACCAAAAGATAAGCTTTTGAAAGCTAAACTCGAAGAGGTAACAGAAGTATTTAAGATGATCGAAAAGGAAATTACGCAAGCTTTTTTCGGTATACCGGCGGAAAAGGAAGTGCCGGTGACGCAAGAAAAAGCCTCTTAAAAATGGCATATGAAATGATGATAAATCATGGAATGCGTATCGACGATTTTCTATCTCAAGATTTAAGATTATTTCTAAGAGCGAATGCGGCAGCCCAAGAAGAAGAGATTACATTTGTCGATGAAATATGAATTTGATATATTTGTTGGCATTGTGATATGATTGTTTAATAATATATTGTAGGGAGGGGATTTATTATGAAAAAAATCCTAACTATTGTTTTATGTGTTGTGCTGGCTGTTGCGCTCTTAGGATGCAGCGGCAATAACAATCCTATCATTGGTGAGTGGAAATATGTGTATGACGAACTTCCTGTTTTGCTAGGAATCGAGAATGAGGACATGTTGAAAAATCCCGATGATTACGGGCTTGTAATTGTTGAATCGATTGAATTTAAATCCGATGGAACGTATTCGATAAAGTTAACAGATGGAACAATTTCTGAAACTGGGAAATATAAGGTTGAGGATGATAAAATAATGGTCGTTGGCAATGAGACGTCTGGGGATTATGTCGCATTTACGATTGAAGGCGACACACTAAAAGGTGATGGGGTTCACTTGGAAAAGTAAAAAAGAAGGCTGCTCACACGAGCGGTTTTCTTTTGGAAAAATGAGTGATATAATAGCATAGCAGGGATGCGCGAGGACGGTTAGCCACACACGATTATTCCGCTTCAAACGGCTAGAAAGGTGTGGTGCTTATGGAGTATTTGATTATATTCGCTGTCATTGTGATAGTGATTTGGCAAATGTCCAATAAAAGCAAATAACCGCTCCCCCGGCAAGGTGTGCGGTTATTTTAATCTCTCATCAGGCTAACCGTTAGGTTGTATCCCTGCTTTTATTATACCACGGAGAAATCAAAAGTAAACAGTAATTTAAGACATCCGAAAGGGTGTCTTTTTGCATGGAGGGAATTATGCAAAACGGTGTCGTAGGTCGTTTGCTTGTGGAGATATCCGCTGATATGGATAACTTGCAAAGCGGATTACAGAAAGCAAAAAAGGAAAGCGAGCAGACACAAAATACAATACAAAACGGATGGAGCAAAGCGGCGGACAAAATGAATTCAGTCGGCAACAAAATGACGCTTGGCGTAACCGCTCCACTGATCGCCGGAGGCATTGCAGCAATTAAATATGCGTCAGATTTACAGGAAACACAACAAAAAATAGATGTAGTATTTGGTGAAAGTGCAGAAGTAGTAAAAGATTGGGCCAGCACTGCTGTTGAGCAAATGGGATTAGCAAAAGAGACAGCGATGTCCGCCGCTTCGACATATGGGAATATGGCGGATGGTATGGGGTTGGCATCTGATACCGGGCTTGAAATGGCGATGAGCCTGACACAGTTGTCCGCTGATCTTGCATCATTCAATAATACCTCGCAGGAGACAGCGCGAATTGCCCTTAATAGCGTATTTACAGGGGAAACCGAAACGTTGAAGCAATACGGTATCGTTATGACGCAGACGAACCTGCAGCAATACGCTATGTCTCAGGGTATTACAAAGAATATCCAAAGCATGACACAGGCCGAGCAAGTACAGCTTAGATATAACTATGTCCTTGCCAACACTACGAATGCACAGGGGGATTTTGCCCGTACTTCTGACAGCGTTGCCAATCAAACAAGAATGGCCAAAGAGCAATTTAAAGAAGCTGCAGCAATGTTGGGCGAGAACTTATTACCTGCAGCGTCAAAAGTACTTAGTGGTGTCAATGGACTGCTGAAAGGATTTAATAGCCTCGATAAGGACACGCAATCTCTTATAATTACGCTTGGTGGGATTGCGATTGCGGCAGGCCCAGTTTTAAAAATATCATCCGGCATGATTGCGACAATTCAAAAATTGAGAAAGGGGATTAGTGATTTAAAGCTTGCGAAACAGGCAAAGGATATTACTGATACTGCGAAAGCTGTAGCAGACGCTGGAAAGGCAGCAAAACAAACAAGCAGCCTTGTAGGAGAGTTTGGTCAACAGCTGACATATACCAAAGGGGCTGCCCAAGGAGTAGGCGATACAATGCCGATCGTGGGAAATGGCGCAAAAACAGCATCATCCGGTGTGAAATCTTTTGGCGCCGCTATAAGCTCATCGTTAGGCCCGATAACATTAGCGATAACTGCTGTGACAACACTCGCGGGAGTATATGTTAAGGTTACGGAAGCAAGCGAAGAATATCAAAAATCTGCTGATTCAGCGAAAACTTTCAGAGCATCAACGGAAGAAATGACACAATCAGCAATGGACAACCTTGCCGCGATGAAAGCACAGGAAGAACAGGTTCCCGCGCTGATAAGTAGACTCTATGAATTAAATGATGCTGAAACACTCTCATCTGCGGAAAAATCAGAATTGACGAACATTGTTACACGTCTGAATACGCAGTATGAGGGGCTTGGCCTTGCTATAGACTCAAATACTGGCAAGCTCAACATGAATAAGGATCAGCTCGAGACCAATAAAGACGCTATATACAAAAACGTTGAAGCGTTAGCGAAGCAAGAGGCATATTATGACGCTGTGAAAACACAGATAGATGCTGAAAATAATAAGGCGGCAGCGCTTAAGAAGGTAAGAGACGCAATCGCAAATATGGTTCCATATCAAAGGAAATATTTGGAGGGGCTAAGCGATGAAGAGTTGCTGACTGTAGCAAATACAGATGGCATCTATAACATGGGAAGTGCATTGTATGTAACAAACGGCGACGTAAGAGATGGGCTCGCTGCTTTGCGCGATTACGCTGCATCTGCGGAAGATGCTGGCGAAATGGTCGATTATCTTACTGGCTCAACTGATGATGAAACGCGAGCGAGCTGGGCGAATACATCTGCGACCAAAGAAGGCACTGAAGCAACAGCAGAAATGACTGAAAAGGTAAAGGAGTTAACCGAAGCAGAAGCAGCCGCACTTATGGCGAGAAAAGAGAATAACGAGACGCTATCACAGGAAGAGCAGACCGCCCTCGATTTGTGGAAATCCAACAACGAGGAACGCGCCAAAGTACTTGAGGAATCAGTAAAGCGGGAAATGGAACTTCAAAACGCCCGCGTAGAGGCTGCGACAGATGCAAATGACAGAATCAAGCTCAGTGATCAAACATCATTGGTAGACGCAGCGAAAAATATCGAAGAAAATACAAAGGTTGTTGAGCAATATACTGCCGACCTCGATTATCTGTATGGCAGGATACCGGATACGGTTCATACATACTTGGAAGAGGCCGGAGTAGATCAAGCGCGGATTGTTTCTGAAATGCGCGAAAGCATGGAGAAGGGCGGCGGGGAGATAGCGCAGCGATTTGTAGACGCTTACCTTGCTGCATTGCAGGCGGGGAAATCACCTGCGGAAGCAGAAGCAATAGCTCTTGGCGATACGACGGACGCGGGCGTCGGAAAAGGCCTTGATAACGGACAGGCTGCGACAAATGCGGCAGAGGCGGAAATTAAGGATATCAAAGGGACAATGCAGAGCGCGATTGGCGTAGCAGGCTTTGAAACAGACGGCATGAATATTGCTTCTGCGATTGCGCGCGGGCTGAGCCGTGCGCGAAGCCAGATATATGATGTGGTAGACCAGATCACCGACACGATCAAGGCAAAATTCAGCATCAATGTTACTGCGACGGCAACCGGCAGCGGTGCATCGGTGAAAGCGTATGACGTAGGCGGTTACTTCACAAAGCCGCAATTCATCCAGATAGCAGAAAAACGCCCGGAATTTGTCGGCGCCGCAGACGATTTGGAAAGCTTTGTCAGCAAGGCGGTAAATAATGCTTTTGTAGGCGTCAACCCCGCTGTGTTGCAGGCTGTGCCGCTACCACAGGTTACGAACAACCAGAGTGGCGACACAATTAACTTTAGTCCGCAAATTACATTCCATGCGCAAAAGATAACAGACGCGGAAATGAAGCGGGCGACACAGTATATCAAGCGCGAGTTTGCCAAAGTAACAGGAGGGCGTATGAGTTGAGACAGTTTTACATACAAAACGAATACGGTCAAAGGATAGAGCTTCAAGGGGGCTCTATTTTCATGTGGGAGCCTTCCGGCTGGGGATTTGAGGACGACATAAACTACGAGGGGGCGGACGGCTTCTTTGTTGAAACCTTCAGGGAGCAAGTACAAGTGGAAAAGTCCGCAACGCTTGTATTCAAGCCCAACGATGCCTACAGGAATTACCGGGAGTTTGCAGACTGGATATTTGCAGCGAAAGCCCTGACACTCGCATATAACCCGTATGGCGAATGGTACTTTGTGGACGTGGATATCACGCGCATGGAAAAGGCGGAGCTTACGCTGTACCGAACGCTTGAAATCCCCGTGGTATATAAGCCGAAATCGCCGATCTATACGCCATATGATTTAAACCTTGTGATTGAGGGCGAAGGGGATACAAACAGTAAAAGATATCCTTACAGGTACCCTTACCGCTATTCGGATTCGTCATTGGCGGGAGTCCTGGAATTTACGGTACCGGCGCAAATGCCCTGCGCCTTCAACCTGACGATTCCCGGCGAAATACAGGCTCCAATCCTGACGGCGAAACGGATGGACACAGGGGAATTACTTGGACGGGTAGACCTGTCAAGCGCATCAGCGGATAAAGAGGAAAGCCTTTTCTTCTCGAATGTTCCCGGCAATTCAGGGGCAAAGCTGCTGACACAGGCAGGGGAAGTTGATCTCACAGCGCAGATAGGGCTAAGTATGGGGATTCCGGCGTTCTTCCGGCTCCCGCCGAACGTTCCCATCCAGTTTGCGCTTGCAGCAACGTCGCTTGTGGGGGTGAATGCAGCTGTGAGGATATTCAGGTATTACAGGACGGTGTAACAATGGAAGCATTTATCAAAGACCGGAGAACCTTTATAACAGAATCGCACAACCTTGTGCTGGACTACGAGATCAAGCGGTCAATCTACGACACAGTGTCATCGGTCACCATCAAAACGCCTTCCACATTACCAAAGGAAGGCGACATTATTTATCTGGAAGCCGGGTTCATAGGAACGATCAGCACCGTTTCCGTGGATCACGGGAAGACAGAGCTTGGCGTTAACCAGATCGGAGCGTTGTTTTCGCGTAATATGTTCTACACTGATGCAAGCTTTACGTACCTGGAGGATCGTATCGCAGAACTGATCACGGACAACTTCATTCAGTGCAGCGATACGTTTTACGCAATGCCATACCTGAATGTGAGGGCAGTAACGCATACGGCCTCGCAGATGCGCCCAGACCTCGAAAATAACATTTATGCTGTGAAATCATACGCGGCAAAGGCGCGGCGGGTGCATAACATATTTCTGGAATGGGATATCAGCAGAACAAATCTATCCGTTGATGTGGTGCGGCGGGTGAAGGCGGTAAAGAACGTCGATTTTTCAAACCCGGACTATATTCTGACAGCGCAGGATTTTTCAGTAAAAACGGTCAGCAAGATCACGACGTATTGCGAGGAAAACGGGCAGTACAAACAATGGGTGTTGCTCAAAGATGGCAGCATCGTCAATACGGAGCCTGCGACAAACCGTGTCGCGGGGGAATGGGCCACGCTCGTGGTTCCAAAAGCTGAGGATATATCGGACACCGTAAAAGACGAGTTTGTAAAGAACGAATACAGCCACAAGATAGAGTTTCAGGCTTCAAAGGAAAAGGGGTTCGAGCTGTATGACCAGCTGCTGATCGGTTTGGATAATAAAGTGTTCAGCAGCTACGTATCAGGGGTAACAGAGCGGAAAGGCTCGAATATGGTAGACGTTCAGTGCGGGGAGCTTCAAATGGAGTTCCCGTATTTGGATTTGGCATAGGAGGAAGAAATGTTTAGAGGATGTACGTTTGAGGAACAGCAGGTAAACAGCAAAAATGACGGTGGGTTTTATGGGGAAATTTTCCGAAAAGACGGTATTTTATGGGGCTGTGAAATGACTACAACAAACGACGGCTTTACGATGCAGCCGGGCGAGCTCATTATATCAGGGCGTGTCATATGGGTAGATGGCGCAACACAGATACCATTTACAAGCCCAATACAGAATGGTTACGGGCAGGTTCTTTTAACAATCGACCTGTCAAAGACTGCAACAAAGGAAGAGTTTGATCAAGTTGAAGCGTCGGTGGTGTACAGCACAACATCGCTGTTCCCGGAATTGACACAGGGAGAAATAAATACTTCAAACGGCGATATGATCTACCAGCAGGAGCTTGCGGTTGTATCGATTGCAGGCGGCAACATAACAGGCATCACCCGGCAGATCGGAGGCGCGGAGATCGATGCGGAAAAGCTGGGCGGGCAGCCGCCGGAGTATTATGCCACAAAAGCAGAAGTCGACAGCAAGGCGTCGGCGTCAAACCCTACATTTTCAGGCCAGATTACGGCTAATACTGGAATAAGGCTGCCGGATGGTGAAAAAGTATCTTGGGGCACCGGGTGGGGGGTGTACGCAAATGACGCTAGCTCTTTTTATATCGCCACACCAACCGGGCACAATAAATACTTATTTTTTGGTGTATCAGAGAATGCCTGGGCGCTCTTACCAAATTCGACAACTCAATTAGGCACGGGCAACTTTAGGTGGGGTCAGATTTATTCTACTAACGCCATGATCTCGACTTCAGACCTGAAAGATAAAAAAGATATTGTCCTTATGACGGAGGAACAGGCCCGACCGTTTATTATGGCGTTGAAGCCATGCTTGTATAAACTGATTGACGGCACGAGCGGGAGGACACACTACGGCTTGATCGCACAGGAAGTGGAAGAAGCCATGCGGGAATGCGGCATATCGGACATGGAGTTTGCGGGCTTTATCAAATCTCCGAAGGTAGAACGGGAGCAAGTGGGAACGACTAAAGACGGTGCACCTGTCTATCGGGATAAGGTTATCGAGGGAGAGTATGTGTACGGTCTGCGGTATGAAGAGTTTATAGCCCCCATTATTTCCGTGGCGCAATCGCTTATGCAGGAAAATGAAGTATTGAAAGGGCGAATGGACGAACTGGAAAAGCGGATTGAAGCTTTGGAGGCAAAGTGATGCAGATGAACCCACAAATACTTGATTTCCTGTTGTCTATCCTGCTAACGATATCAGGCCTTATTATTGGAGTGTTGTTCGGTATGCTTAAAGCCAAAGCAAGAGCCGAAAGGCAAAAGGACAAAGCGATTGAAAACGGTATGCGCTGCCTGTTGCGTGAAAAAATAATCGAGATATGCGACCGGTGCCTTGAACGGGGTTTCGTGCGTATCCATAGCCTTGAATCGCTTGGCGATCTGTTTGAGCAATATAAGGCACTGGGTGGGAATGGAACAGCGGCGAAGTTGATTGAAGACGTTAAAAAACTTCAAGTGAGATAAGGAGGGAAAAGAATGAAAATTTACATTAATCCGGGACATGGTGGAACCGACAGTGGGGCCGTGGGAATCGGAGGCAGACAGGAAAAGGACGACACGCTGCGGTATGCGTCTGCGGTGGCGGATAAGTTGAGCACGGCAGGACATGAGGTCAAGCTGGAAAGAGACGGAGACTATTACATTTCTGTCACGGATATCGCAAAAAAAGCCAATGCCTGGGGCGCAGACCTGTTTATCGCCTTCCACCGCAATTCTGGCGGTGGCACGGGTGCTGAATGCCTTGTGGTATCAAGCGCAAGCGAAGTCTCACACAGGATGGCGCAGGCTATCCAGAATGCGCTTGTGGAGGTCGGATTCCGCGACAGGGGCGTAAAGGTACAGGACAAAAACACTTATGTTCTCTCACATACCACAATGCCGTCAACGACAATCGAGTGCGGGTTTGTGGACAGTCAGGCGGACAACGAGCTTTTTGATGGTAGATTTGATGATATTGTTTATGGAATCGCCAATGCTATTTTATCTATTGCTGGTGGAAGTATCGAGCCTGAACCGCAGCCAATGCCTGAACCAGAGCCTAATGACTTTGAGATTAAAAACTTTGTTAATAGGCTCTATGTGAATATTCTGGATAGAGAACCCGACCAGGAAGGCTACTGGAATTGGGTTAAGGCGCTTATGGCACGAGCTGTCACACCAAAAGAAGCTGCTTATGGAATATGCTTCAGCAATGAAGAACTTTTGAAGCGTGAGGCGACAGAGGAATTTGTAGACGAACTGTACCGCGGGCTTTTGGGACGCAAGATGGATGCGGCAGCGCGCGATACGTGGATAGGCGGGCTATACAAAAACCTGAG